CTCAAGTCGACCTGGGCTTGAGGCGGACTGTACGGAATCTCGGTGTTGATCACAACCGGGCTAGCACTTGCTAGGGCTGCAGATCAAACTTTGGGTGCAACGTTTGTACCCAGTAATGACACTCCAGTTGTCATTACACAATAGCACGGACGTGGAGGACATTGAGCCATGGATGCTCGGTATCGCCAAGAAGCGTGGTGGGATGTACAAGATAACGGTGAACAATCCAAACCCAAGTTGGTTCCCGTGTCTTACGCAGAACACGTTATCGGACTGCAATGTTGTAGTAAACATGACTGGCGAGGAGTTCAGTACGCTGGACAAAGTCATCATGAATCAGGTGTATGCAGGGGCTAAGGATGCTGTGAGATCGACGATCGTATTCCAGCGCGCGGCCACTCTGTGGCCGTCCCATAAACCTGATCACATAGCCATGAGAACCTTGGGGCCTTGGGCGATATCACAGTATCGTTGCAATGGCTCATGGAGGGAGAGGCTGTGTTGCTTCAACAAGAAGAACGTACGCTTGGAATGTCGCGATATTCCTCCACGAAAGGCGTCGAGTTTGAGCCATTTTGGCATGACGCCCAAGGCACCGGAGGGTGCCAAGCCGACCCCGCCAAGAGAATTGCAGACGCTGCAGAGCTTTCTCGAGGAGGCGCCACAAGGTGGCGCTCACCAGGCGGACGCGAGCGAATTGGACAACGACGCAAATCTTTTGAGACGCTCCGATTCGCAGTTTGTGGCAGGGGACGCCCCACTGGACGATACGCCAGTGGACGGCTTATTATCAACGAATGGATTCAGTGGTTTCCTTCGTTTCCTTGCCACAGAAGTAGCACCGGACGACTTGCGTGCCGTTGGACCAACAATGACCAGTCCACCCCCAGGGTTGACAGAAGAACAACCAGCCCCCGTTGGGTTGCCCACAGCGTTGGGGCCAAGGCGCAATGACCTTGGTTATGTTGTCCCTGGAGACGGGAATCTGGACATACACGAGTTAGGTTCAGCGGCAAGCACTAAGGAGTCTGAGATGCAGCTTGACGCGCTTATACGAGCGGACAGAGATGACCGAGTGCTGGTCAATGATGCAGGTGTGGGGGTGATCGGACAATCGACCACCTCAGACAACCCCAAACAGATTGTGGGTGTCCTCACGCTGCCGACGTCTTGCCCGCCAAACGTATACGCTGTCGAGTCTGAGAACATCGAATCGGCGATAGCCAATAGGATCACCGCTAAGAAACGGCCTGTTAGTATCTCGAAGGAGGACAAACGGCTGATAGGGCGTGTTGTGGCGGCTGCAATTGGTGAGGGTATCAGTTGCACGACCACTTTGAAGAAGCGATCGCTCTTCAGAACACGCGCCATTGTTGAGTGGTGGCAGGCAAACGTATTCAGCGACCTCAAATCTGGCAAGTGGTCAGAAGAACGCCTGAATAACGCAGTTCTGCAATTGTGTCACAGGGTGGACCCTTCCTTTAGGCTGACTTGCAGTATCAAAAAGGAGGGCATGCCAGAGGGGAAAGCTCCCAGAATGCTGATAGCAGACGGTGACGAGGGACAAGTGATGTCCCTTTTAACCATCTGTTGTATCGAAGACCTCATCAAGAAACACATGCCTAACCGCACCATCAAAGGCGTGGGTAAGAGAGCAGCCATGGAACGCATCGCGAAGGAGTTGCGAGTGCCCAAGGCAGCCTTCTCCGCGACCAGGGCGAAGGATATGTGTGTTTTCGAGGGCGACGGATCAGCCTGGGACACCACGTGCGG